TGATAGACTAAAAGACGGTGTCGCTGGTGTGTTCGGTTGGAACAGAGAAATGCTAGAAGGCAACACAGACGAGTCACGTGCTTGGCGTGAAAAGGTTGATCCTTACTGGAGCACAGAAACAGGACACCCTATTACACCTAGACTAGTGCTACAACTGTTTGGCACAGACTGTATGCGTAACGGTTTTTATGATGGTATATGGGTAAGCCTAGTTAAAAAGCAACTGCTTGAAAATCCTGACTCAAACTTTGTTATTCCTGATGTACGCTTTGAAAACGAAGCAGACATGATCAAAAGCATTGGTGGTAAACTGTGGCGTGTAAAACGTGGTGATGATCCTGAATGGTGGGAAATAGCACAAACTGAAATGCGTCAAAAGGCCAAACAAAAAGAATCACCGGGAATTGTTGTGTCTAAAAAAATGGAAGAAAAGTATCCTCAAGTACACGTATCAGAGTGGGCATGGGCAAACGTAGATTTTGATGCTGTTATTGAGAACAACAGCAGTGTAGAGTTTCTTAAAAATCGGGTGTTAAGTCACCTTGTTTCCAAGTAAACCCTTCTTTGTGTAGAACACGCTGACAATTAGCACAAACAGTTTTAAGATTAGCATGACGGCAATTTGTTAGTTTACCGTCTATGTGATACACAGCAAACTGTTCAGTGTGTTTGCTTGTAAACCCACACTTATCGCACTTGTCTTTTTGACGATATCCAAGTTGATACCACATGGGTATACTTGGTGTTCTACCTTGAACACACTGTTCGCACTTGCTTCTGTAATAGGTCTTGCGACCCTTTTTATAGTTTACAGCACAGGGTCTACGCTTACATGATTTACATAAAGGTCTAGTCATAACTGTATTTACCCGCCCTTTTCGACCCCTTTTTCGCTGTATATTACACCGCATTTTCTGATATTGTTGCTAAATATGTTTAAGAACTTAATTTAAAGGAGTTAAACAATGGCACTATCATCACCAGGAGTTGAAGTCAGCGTAATTGACGAAAGTTTTTACACGCCGGCCGCGGCATCAACAGTACCACTAATTATTGTAGGTACAGCGGCAAATAAACCTAACGGATCAGGAACAGGAACTGCCGCAGGCACATTGGCCGCGAACGCAGGTACTCCTTACTTGATTACGTCACAGAGAGAATTAACGGATACATTTGGTAATCCAAAATTCTATACAGATTCAAGCAATAATCCATTACATGGTAATGAATTAAACGAGTATGGTCTACAAGCGGCTTACTCATTTTTAGGTGTTGCTAACAGAGCATATGTTGTTAGAGCAGATGCTGACCTAGGTCAGTTAACTGGTTCTTCAAGTGCTCCAGCAGGTGACCCAGCAGATGGTACATATTGGTTTGATACTAATGATTCACTATTTGGTATCTTTGTATGGAACAAAACAACAGAAAAATTCACTAACAAAATTCCTTTAGTTCTTAACTCCGCTACAGATTTAGTTGGTGATGTTTCAACTGGTGATCCAAAAACAAGCGTAGGATCAAAAGGTGATTATGCTGTCGTAACTGCTAGAACTAGCAATGACATGTACTACAAAAATGCCGACAATGCGTGGGTAAAAATTGGTACAACTACAAGTGCTAATATTGCCGCAGTTACAGGAAGTGCTACAGATTTTAGTTCTGATAGTTGGGCATCAAGTTGGCCAACTGTGGTTTCAGGCGTAGCACCAACAGGATTAAACAACGGTGATTCAATTTATATTAACGGTACTTCAGTTACCATTTCAGGTACAACTGCTGACGCAATGGCACAAGCAATTAACGGTGCTTCAATTGATGGAGTAGCGGCTAAGTCAACATCAACAGGATTTTTAGAAATCTATACAGATGGTACTTCAAAATCAGATGGCAGTTCAGTGGATGGAGCAATTTTTATTCAAAATGGCGCAGGTACTTTGTTAACTGACATGGATATAACAGCAACATACTACACTGGTCCAGCAGTACAAATTTCAAAACACTCAAGTGTTCCAGAATGGAAATCAACAGATACAATTACTGTTGACGGACTAGGAGCAGATGGTCAAAGCAAGAGTGCTATTAGACCAACAGGTAGTGTTTGGATGAAAACTACTACACCTAATCTAGGTGCTAATTTAAAAGTAAGTGTATGGAATGACACACTTGGCGCATGGTCAACTGTAAGCACTCCTATCTACAACACAAGACAAGAAGCAACAGCAGGAATTGATTCAACAGGTGGAACACTAATTCCAGCAGGAACACTTTTTGCTTTAGCAAACTACACAGGCAGAGCAACTGCTGATGATACAACTAACGGTGTTGATGAACTAGTAAACTTTAAAATTTACAGAAGAGTTACAAGTTCTCCAACAACAGCAACTGGTACTGAAAAAGGTGCTAATCCAACTGTTACAACTGGTAGTTTTAGCATGGCAGAAAGCACAGCAGGTTCAACTTCATTCAGCACAGCAAAAACTATTACAGTTAGTGCCGCAACAGTTGAAGGTGTAGCAACAGCAATCAGTAACGCAGGATTTACAAATATCACTGCTAGTGTATCAAATGGTTACTTAACAGTAAGTCACACATTAGGCGGTGAAATCAAAGTTGTAGATGCTGGTGGAATTTTAACAAGTGCTGGTTTTGATCCAAATCAATCAAATAGCACAGCAACAGCAAACTTCTACACAGCAGGCGTAGACGATGATAACACTTATGTAATTTCAAACTGGAAAGCATTGGTATATGAAGCAAAAGACGATGCTCCGACTAGTGTTCCAGCAGATGGCACATTATGGTATGATACAACACTTGACGAAGTTGACATTATGATTCATGATGGAAGCAAATGGGTGGGTTACCTAAACTATGGTGCTTACGCAGGTTCAACAGATCCAGCAGGTCTAATTGTTAGTGCTACTGAGCCAGCAAAAACTGGTGGACAGTCAGATGGCACTGATCTAGTAACAGGTGACATTTGGATTGATACTTCAGATGTTGACGAATACGGTGCTAAAATTTACAAATACGATGCTACTGCGAATGCTTGGGTACAAGTTGACGTAACAGATCAAACAACAGAAGACGGTATTCTGTTTGCTGATGCTAGATACGGTTCAACTGGTGCTACTGGTGACACAGAAGGAACAATCACAGCATTACTAAGCACAAACTATGTTGATCCTGATGCTCCAGATCCAGCACTTTATCCAAAAGGTATGTTGCTATGGAACACAAGACGTTCAGGATTCAACGTTAAGAAATTTGTTAGAGGACACATTGATGTTACTGCTAACAGTGGTAAAAACACACGTTTCGGCGATGAAGCAATTGTTAATAGTGTAACTGGCGCGGCAATTTATGCTACAAACAGATGGATTGGTTGGAACACAACTAACGAAGATGGTTCAGGCGTATTCGGCAGACACGCACAACGTAAAACAGTTGTTCAAGCAATGAAAGCGGCAGTGGACACTAATGATGCACTACGTGATGAAGAAACACGTAACTTTACATTGTTAAGTGCTCCAGGTTATCCTGAACTAGCAACAAACCTTGTTTCTCTAAACATAGATAGAGGCATTACAGGATTTGTTGTAGCAGATACACCATTTAGATTACAACCAACAGCAACAGCACTTCTAAACTACGGTAATAACACAGCAGGTGCTACAGGCGATGGCGAAGATGCTCTTGTAACATACGACGAATACATGGCGGCGTTTTATCCATCAGGGTTCACAACAGACTTCCAAGGTAACAACATTGTTGTTCCACCAAGTCATATGATGTTGAGAACTATTGCTGTAAGTGACGCAGTTTCTTATCCATGGTTTGCTCCAGCAGGAACAAGACGTGGTGGAATTAGCAATGCTTCAAGTGTTGGTTACATTGACAGTGAAGGTGAATTTAACGCAGTAGCGTTGAATGAAGGCATCCGCGATACAATGGCAGGTGTTAAAATTAATCCGTTAACATTTATTACTGGTAATGGATTGGTAAACTTCGGTCAATACACTAGAGCAAGAAACGCAAGTTCTTTAGATAGAATTAACGTAGCACGTTTAGTATCTTATATGAGACGTCAGTTAACATTACTTGCTAAACCATTTATGTTTGAACCAAACGATAAGATCACACGTGATGAAATCAAACAAGCAACAGAAAGTTTATTACTAGAACTAGTAGGTCAAAGAGCAGTTTATGACTTCTTGGTAGTTTGTGATGAAACAAACAACACACCTTCTAGAATTGATAGAAACGAACTATATGTTGATGTAGCAATTGAACCAGTGAAAGCAGTGGAATTTATCTATATTCCATTACGCTTAAAGAACACAGGCGAGATAGCAACTTTGGGCAATCAATAATGGGGATAAATAACTATATACAAGGAGCAAATTAAATGGCTATTTCAAGTTTAAGTAAATTTACAGTTCCATTAGCGAGTGACCAATCAGCAAGTGCTCAAGGCTTGTTGATGCCAAAACTAAAGTATCGCTTTAGAGTTTCTTTAGAAAATTTTGGTGCTGGCGCTCCTAATATTGAACTAACAAAACAGATTATCGATGTAACTAGACCAAACGTAAACTTTGAGTCAATCGCACTAGATGTGTATAACTCAAAAATTTACTACGCTGGTAAACATACATGGCAACCGATTACAATCACAATACGTGATGATGTAAACAATGCTGTAAGTAAATCAGCGGGACAACAGTTACAGAAACAGTTCGACTTCTTCGAACAATCAAGTGCGGCAAGTGGTATCGATTACAAATTCAAAACTAGAATTGAAATTCTAGATGGTGGTAACGGTGCTAACACTCCAAGTGTACTTGAAACATTTGAACTAGTTGGTTGTTTTGTACAAGACATCAACTACAATCAGTTAACTTACAGTGATTCAAATCCTGTAGACATTACTATGTCAATTCAATACGATAACGCTATCCAGACTAACGGTGCTGGTCAGCCAAATGGTATTGGAGCGGCGATTGGTAGAACTGTTAGAACTCTAGCAACAGGCTAAGGCAGTACAAATAGTCATTTAATAAGGTCGGGGGCCTAAAAATCTCCGGCCTTTTTTATTGACTAAATATTAGTATGGCAAAGTTAACTAAATTTTTAGG